TCAGCTAACCTTGATAATCATCGTCCCAGACACCCGGATAGGCATTCTCAAACGCTTCAAGTGCGGCAACGTTGGCGTCAGTAGGTGACGCATTGTAGGCTGCGGCAAGGGCCAAATAAGCCAGTTGTTGGGCGGGGCAATCAAAAGTGACTGCGGTAATGTGGTTTCCTTTTAAGTTTTTCATTAGTATAAGTCCAAGTCGTCGCGCTCATTGTGCGCTATTAACCACAAACGCCTCACGCTTTGCATAGCGGTTTCAGCATGGCCCGACTCGCGGCTCCATTCGCTGTAGCTTTCTACTTCGTAGCCGCAGATTTCGGACTCGGCTTTGTATTCTAGGTAATCTTGGTATGTGTTCATTTTTTTGCTGTTCCTTTTGGTTAAGTTTTACCAGCTAAATGTGCAGCCGATGAGAGGATAATAAAGCAATTTTCCGGTAACGCAAGCCTTTTCGCAAAAGAATATCCAGTTGTTTCCCGGGCATGTTAACCCTACAATAAGTAGGTGTTTGAGTCATACCCATGCAGTTTATATGGGTATAAATTATGCAAAAACACGGCTTTTGTGTCGCACTGCTACACGCTCCGGTGGTGTATGTAACTGTATACAGTGTTTTCCACTCTCAAGGCAGTGAGATTACCCAAAGGGGAGTAATGCGCTAAAGCGCGTCTGTATGCGGTCTGGTTACTCTTTATTACTCTCATTACTCTTTTATAGTAATTCTATATATTGAAAAGGGGTAAAGAGTGACTCTAAGGAGAGAAGGAGTGGGATATATAATAATAGAATGTGGACGTTTTTGAGTAATGAGAGTGAGATTAGCGCTACAGCCCGCATGTACACTGCATAGTTTACATTACTCCCCTTTTAAAAGCGGAGTAATGCGGAGTAATGCGGAGTAATGTGGCAGTGTGAGCCGATCCTGCCCAGATCGTCAGCAGTTCCACGCCACCGGCTCCGAGCTCCGAGCTCCGAGCTCCGAGCTGCGAGCCTGGACCAGCCAACAACGTCAGTATGATATCACTTAGCTAGTCGCCTAGAACTGATGGCATAGTGCCAGGGGCATAGCCCCACGCCCCTTAGTGAAGCCGTTAGTATAGGTAGGGCACCCCCGGGGTTGATTCGATCGCTGGTGTCTCTGCTTTTGCTGTCACCAAATCCATATTTTTTGTAAATTTCGTAATCGCCTATGAGACTGGTCATAGACTGCCCTATGATCAAAAGACGGGTCATAGACTACCCTATGATCAAAAGACTGGTCATAGACTACCCTATGATCAAAAGACTGGTCATAGAGTAGCCTATGATCAAAATATGCTAGACTCCGCCCATGTATGACGTAGCCATACCCATCGAGCAACAGATTGACAAGTATCATCCCGCCAACCAGGATTTTATGAAGCTGGTCAGGCAATGTGACAGGTCTATCGTTAACCATACTGCGCTGTGCCGCCCTAATCATGTCGAGATACTCAAGCGCCACATCAGAGGCCAGTCCAATGAAGCGATTGCGACTGAGATGCGCCGTTCTTCAAGTAATATCTCTATCGTACTCCATCGTAAGGATATTCTCCAATTAAAACAGTCACTTACGCACCTTGCTACGCTATACCTCGGCCCCAGCCTGGAGCATCGCAAAAGGCATCTGTGGGAAATCGCCGTCGATACCAAGCAAGACGACCCAAGAGTGTCTATTCAAGCCGTCAAGGAGATGAATTCTATCGACGGGATTGGTAAGGACAAACAGGACACCAAAGTCGAGATAACCCTCAACAACGTGATTTTCCCGGCCAATAAACTTGACGAGCTTTGACTTTGCCTCGGTATACATCCCGCGGGAGCATTTTATCCCGTTCCATCAGCGGGAGACTCGCTGGGCGTCACTGGTCTGCCACCGCCGGGCGGGTAAGACCGTCGCCTGTGTCGGTGAGCTGATCAGCCGGGCGCTCAAGACCAAGAAGACCAACGCCCGCTACGCGTACATCGCGCCGTTCTACAAGCAGGCTAAGGAGATCGCGTGGCAGTATTGCAAGCAGATGACGCGGGGCATTGCCTCAGAGGTCAGGGAGTCAGAGCTGCGCATCATCCTCCCCAACGGCTCATGGATAACGCTGTACGGCTCAGATAATCCCGACGCGCTGCGCGGCATCTACCTCGATGGCGTCATCCTGGATGAGTTTGGTGACTGCCGACCCAGCCTGTGGGTTGAGGTCATCCTGCCCACGCTGGCTGACCGCAGAGGCTTTGCTGTGTTCATCGGCACGCCCAAGGGCAAGAACCAGTTCTACGACACCCATGAGCGCTCTAAAACCGAGGCTAACTGGTTCTCCATGACCCTCCCGGCCAACGTGTCGGGCATCCTGCCGGACGACGACCTGCGCGAGATGCAGCGGCAGATGGACGAGCCGCAGTATGCCCAGGAGTTCCTGTGTGACTTTACCGCAGCGGTCAAGGGCACGTTCTACGCCGACATCATCCAGCAGATGGAGTCAGAGGCTAAAACTAACCTGCGCAACCTGTACGACCCGAACCTGCCCGTGCAGGTCGCAGCCGACCTGGGCTACACCGACTCAACGAGCTTCTGGTTCTGGCAGGAGCGCAGCGATGGCATTGCCCTGGTAGATTACTACGAGAACCAGTCCCAGCCGCTGCAGCACTACATCGACCTGCTGGAGTCCAAACCTTACGACTACCTCGCCATCTGGCTGCCGCACGACGCCAGAGCCAGAACCCTGCAAACGGGCCGTTCCACCATCGAGCAGATGCAGGACGTGTTCGGCTGTTGCAAGATAACCCCCTCGCTCAAGATCCAGCAGGGCATCGACGCTGCCCGTTTGGTCTTACCCACATGTTTCATCGCTGCAGAGGCAAATCAGGGTGTAGAGGCTCTGAGGAACTACAGGAGGCAGTTTAACGAGCTAACCAAGTCCTACCGTGACGTTCCTTTCCATGACTGGTCTAGTAACGGCGCTGACGCCTTCAGATACTTGTCGCTAGTCGCCCAAAGGGGTACTCTGAGCCACAAACCCCAAAAAAAGCCGGAAAAACTGGACTTAAGGCCTAACTATACGCTTGACCAGCTCCATCAGGACCGGGAAAAGGCACCACGACTGAGCTTGGTGCGCAGGAGAATTTAATGTCGGAATATCAAGCAGGCAGCCAGCAAAGTATAGAAACGCTGGAAGATTTCGAGAATAAGAACGACCAGCAGGCAGGACAATTTGACCGCTGGTTAACTGAGCTAAACGCGTCAAATGCCGCGCTCAAGAAATGGAAGAAAGCGGGTGCGCTGACCGTTGCTAAGTACACGAATGCTTCTTCTGCCTCAGACGTAGGCACATTCAAAACCAATCTGTTTCACTCCAACATAAACACCATGCAATCCTTGATGATGGGCAAGCTGCCTGTTGTCGAGTTCTCGCGGCAGAATCTTGATTTCAATGACGATAATGCAAGGGTTGCAGGCATGATGTTGGAACGGATGTTGAATGCCGATATTGGCACGCCGAATGACCTCTACTCTCAGGCATTAAGAATGAACCTCGAGGACAGGCTTTTACCGGGGCTTGGTGTCAGCCGTGTCCGTTACGAGTTTGACGAAGAAGAACAACAAATCGCCGCTGTGATAGACCAGCAGACCGGCATGGAAATCCAACCCGCACGCACTGAAACAGTCATCACTAAAGAGCGTGCCCCCATTGACTACGTGTATTGGGCTGATTTCTGTTGGGGTCCAGCCCGTAATTGGTCTGAGATTCCGTGGATTGGGTTTAGAACCCTGATGACTCGACCCCAGCTCATTGAACGCTTTGGCGAAGAACTGGGCGAGGAGATACCGCTGGAAGCCTCTGCTTACACCACCAGGGAAGAGGATAGTTTTTCTGACCGGGACAGCGCATTTCAGGACGCGTGGAAACGCGCCGAGGTGTGGGAAATATGGTCAAAAACGGACAAAAAGCTCTATTGGCTGTGTCGCGGCCATCCCACCATTTTAGATGTAAAACCCGACCCTCTTAAACTTACTGGGTTCTTTCCTATTCCTGAACCTATGGCAGCGAACTTAACCACCACCGCGTATATCCCCATTCCCGACTATAAGCTCGCACAAGACCTTTACCTTGAGATTGACAAGCTGGAAACGCGAATTACCCTGATTACCGAGGCTGTCAAGGTGGTTGGGGTCTACGATCAGGCGGCAGAGGGCGTTAAACGCCTGATGTCGGAAGGCGTCGAGAACGACTTAATCCCGGTCGATAACTGGGGCATGTTCGCTGAGAAAGGCGGGCTGAAGGGCACCATTGACTGGTTACCGATAGAGGAGATTGCCAGCGTGCTGGCTAAACTAGTCGAGCGACGTAACGACGCTAAAGCGATGCTATATGAGATAAACGGAATATCCGACATTATGCGCGGCGCACAAGCGGCGGGTGGCGCAGTTTCGGCCACCGAGCGGGCGCTGGAGGCCCGCTTTGCATCTGTCAGGATACAGGCGCTGCAGGATGAGTTTGCCAAGTACGCCACTGACCTGATCCGGCTCCGGGCCGAGGTCGTGAGCATCCACTTTCAGCCGCAATCGATCATCGAGCAGTCTAATATTATGATAACTGCCGACGCACAGTTAGCAGAGCCAGCGGTCCAGTTAATCAAAGACCGCAAGTCGATGATCTGGCGCATTGAGGTCAAACCTGAGTCAGTTGCGATGGTGGACTATGCCCAACTGAAGGACGAGCGAACGTCATATATCACTGCGCTGGCGACGTTCTTGCAGTCTGCCGCCCCGCTAGTGCAACAAGCGCCGGAAGCGGCTCCGATACTACTTGAGATGCTCAAATGGGGATTGGCGGGGTTCAAGGGTTCCGCTGAAGTCGAAGGCGTACTTGACCAAGCTATCGCGCTGATGCAGCAGAGCGCGGGTGGTGGCGAGCAGAAAGAACCCTCGCCCGAGCAGATGAAGCAGCAGATGGAGCAGGCGAAGCAGCAATTTGAGATGCAAAAGTTGCAAATGGTTCAGGCCTTTGAGAAAGAAAAATGGCAATACGAGAGTCAGATGGCACAGCAGATGGCGCAAACCCGACAACAAGAAATCCAGATGGAAAGTCAGGCGAAGTTGCAGCATGAGCAATCCCAGGCGGCGCTCAACATGCAGGAAGACAAGCAAGAAACCATTGAAGTAATTGCCAGGGAAGAAGCAAAGCATGAGCTAGATGTTAGACTGGAACAGGTCCGAGCAGCTTTGCGACCCACGCCGGGAACAGACTAATGTTAAGTATCGTCGTAGGCGACATCGTAAATGTCACAATCGGCACTGCGACACTTGACAGCCAGGAGGTAAAGTCTATCCCCGGCGAGAATGAAATTTATTGGACCCTAGAGGACACGGTGAATGGCGTCATTACCATCATCGGCCCGTCACTAACCACAATGACCAAGCTATGAGAGATAGCTTGCACAAGGCTGTAGAGCTAA